TTATGGTGGAGGAAGAGGAATTTCTAGTTATAGATCTGATTTCTTCTCACTAAATGCTTCTGGAAATGTAGTTCATTCATCAACAAGTGATAATTCTAGCAGTGGAACGATTGAAGGTAGAATTGATGGATTTACTACAGAGAGTAGAGGATATTATTCATCTGCTGCTGGGGGCGGTGGTGGTGGTGGATACTTAGTTGGAACTATTTTTCCATCCACAATTGTAAATTCTGGAGCATCTTCCATCAATATTACTGTTGGTGGTGGTGGCGCTGGTGTTTCTACTAACATAAATCAAACTATTGACTCCAGTATTAATTGGGTTGAAACTTCTGGTACAATTACTAGTGATGATGGAGAAAGCGGTAGTGTTCTTCTTAGAGAAGCAACGATTGTCTCATATCAAGGAGGAAGCACTAGTATTAGCGTAGGTGATATTGTAATCAAGGCATCTGATGGTATCGAAATTTATGATAGCGGCACTGGCAGCGGAACTGCAGGTGGATTTAAATTACCATTCAATCAAGTTCCTGTTGTTGAAATTGAAGCACAGGGAGATCAACCAGGATCTGGAGCAACAGCAACTTGTTCGGTAACTGGAAGTACAGTTACGGGAATTAGTCTTGTTACTGGTGGTTCTGGATATACTTCTCCTCCAATTGTTAGATTCTTACATGGATGTGGTCGTGGCACCTCAGCATCAACCCAACTTGCAGATCCTCCAAATGAAACATCTGTCGATGTTATTGCAATAACTCCTGGTTCTTCCTCTGCATATACAAAATATGTAAAATTTGGTGGAACTGAATTGGAAAGATATATTATTATTGCCGCACAGGATTGTACTGATGTGAAGAGATTTGGTGTAAAAGCAGCAAGAGGAAATGATAAGAATGGCGGAGAACGTCCAGATGATAGTGCGGATGAGTTGAGACTATATTATAATACTGACAGTTCTGTAAATTTCCCTGAAAGTAATTTTATTGGAGTGCTTGTTCCCAGACCAACGGACGCCCAGATCGCATCTGATTATGATGGAACTGGATCGGGAAATAATCCAACAAATTGGTATAGTTATTTTCTTGACCTACCTTCAAACGCACAGGCTCCTGGCGTTAGATTTAAAATCGTTCAATCAAGAAATACTGCTACTGGATCAAATGATAATGGTGGTAACAACGATCACTATGGAATTTGTGATTTTGTATATGAATATAAGTTCAAAAATGAAACTGTTTTTGTTTCTTCTCCAGGAGAACTTACTGGCAATTCAAAGAAATTAACTTATACCATTGAGGGAGATGGTGGAGCTCAATATCCAGCTGGCATTGAACCAAATGATGTTACTTTTAATCTTAGTGCTGGATCGCCAGTTGTTCCAACTGCATCATTAGATCCACAAACTCCAATCTCATTAATTGAACCATATGCTTTGACTAAGCATCTTATTAAAGCATTCTGATAAATATACTTGACGGGATGGTATAGAGCACCAAAACTATGAGTATCGTAACAGAGTCAAATGTCCCCAATTTAATTCTACAGTTGAATGCCGTTCAAAAGCAGATCAATTATCGTGGAGTTATTAGGGAAATATCTGACACCTATTGGAATGATGAAATCCTTCCACTTTTATATCCGAATTGGGATACTGATAAGGACAAATTAATTAATTTTCTTTATTATGATAATGGTGCTTTCCTTGCCAGAAGAAGAAAGTTTGTAAAGAATTTTTCCACTGGTGAATATTATTGGAAAGATTATGAAATGGAGAGATATGAGGTTGCTGAGGCAACTGAAATCTTTGAAAAACTCAAAGAAGCATTCTATCTAATTGATAGTACTGAAAGAGAGGATTTTCAAAAAGAACTGGCACAAGCATATGCTGATACTAAAACAGTATCATGGTTTGGTGTTAGATTGGTAAGAAATTTTCTTCTACAAGATAGTGATTGGGTATTTGCTGGAGACAGTCCAATTGCAGATGAAAGTGTATTGGCAAATTGGAGAACATATCGTGCTAAGTTGAGAGAACTCCCTCAAGTGGATGAATACACGGAGGCGATTGATGTTAAATTTCCAATTTCTCCAGATGATTTTGATAAATTTTATTCTCCTCAAAAACCAGATGAAGCATATTTGTCAACTGACGACCAGTTCTTGAAACTTTCTGGTTTCTTCATCATGCATTTCAAAGAGAGAATGATTCAATATTTGATGATTAAACAGTCCTTGACAAGTCCTCTTAACTATAAGAAGTATCGTGATCAAATGGCACAACTGCCTATCTTTAAAGCACCTGAACTTTCTGAAGCAGAATTGAAGAAACTAGTTAATCATCTTCCTGATGATAGAACTGGTGATCCTGTTGCTGATAGTGAAAAATTTGTTGATAGTATATTGCTTGCTCTATCTGAAACTACGGAGATTCCAGAATGATCGAAGTATTTAATTCTACAAATATAATTGATGCCTTGTCTGACCTTGCGGCAGTTGATGACAGCGCATTTGTTTATTTTGAAAACCCAGAGTTATATTCATCACAAGACACTGAAGTTATCAGTGCCGTGCATGAGTATTACAGAGAGTTTTTACCTGAAGATCTCCTCTTGATTATTCAAGCAAAAAATGATAATATTGTAAAATTCTCTACTCTTAGCACTGCAAGAGTAAATGCATCTTCTTGGTTTCCCAGAAGAGAACAGATTTCGGAATTATCGGACGAGTATTATTTCAAATGCTATGTCATTGATAAGGGCGGAATTTCTTGGAAAAATTTTAGCTATAACTAAAAATGGAAATAACTGTTTACACCTTACCTAACTGCCTTGGATGTCGCCATATTAAATCATTGCTTAACAGAGCAAATGATGTAACTTGGACGGAAAAACAAATCGGTACAGATATTTCCAAGGAAGATTTTGATACTCAACATCCTGGTGTTCAACAAACACCATATACTATTATTGATGGTGTTGCCTACGAGAACATCATTCAAGTAGCAAGAAAACTACTAGCAGACGGAAAAGTAACAGCACCCACTGAATAATAATGATAAAAACTGAATTGTTCCCATGTCATTTGTTACACTATGACGTGCCATTTTATGCTGATATAAAAGATAAATTTATAGAAGAGATTTACAAACTAAAAGAAAACTCTCCAACTAATACAGTCTCAAATCGTGGTGGATGGCAATCTGCTCCAGTTCCACCAATGCAAAAGACATTGAGGATGATTGTATCTGACATTTGTACGCATATGAGACAAACTATGCTCAATGCTGGGAATGAAGTATACATTCAGAGTTTGTGGTATAATGTAAATCCAACGGGATCTTACAATGATTATCACGATCATCCAAGATCTCATATGGCAGGAGTTTTTTATGCAAAAGTTCCTGAGGGTGAATGTGGTAACATAGTTTTATTGCACCCAAATCAATATCAATGGTCTGATTATTTGTTGGGTGCGACACCAGGCAAAGAACAATGTCTTTACCACGAGATAACACCTATTGAGGGAAGATTTATTCTTTTTCCCTCATCTGTATTTCATCGTGTGATGCCAAACAACACAGAGCATGATAGAATATCATTTGCTTGTAACATTAACATTGGATTCAAATGAGTATTAGAGTTCTAAAATTGATAACGGGAGAACAGATTGTTGGCGAGGTCAGAGATCTTAAAGATGATACTGGCAGAGGAATTGGATTTGAAGTGCATTATCCATACAATGTTGTCATGCGTCCTATTAACCTAGAGAACCCTGGAGAACCATTGAAATTTGACATGAATTATCTTGTATGGTTGCCAGCTTGCAAAGACAATAAATTTGCTATTCCATATAGCAGTGTAATTGCTTTTGGTGATGCTGCGCCAGAAGTGGTAAAAGCATATCTAAAAAACTTCGGACAAGAACTCAATGAGGAGGGATTGACAACCTCTTGACACCTGTGCTATGGTAGCAAGGCATTTGTGAAACAGCATGAAAGTCCCCACAGAATATGAATTGACGCATCTTCAGCTTCAAGCGATGCTTCGTGATCACAATATCCCAGAAACAGAGATCAAATACCTGGGTGAATTTGAATACACTGCTGAATATCAAGCACATCCAGAATACCATGGTTATATGATGCATTGGTATCGTATTGGTAATGAACATGAAGTTCCTGTCTGTGACATCGCATCCGTCGATCGAACCGACGAGGACGATTGAAGAACTGTCACAGGGGGTCGCAAGACCCCTTTCTCATGCCCTATACTATTCTCATCAACG